AGAGTCTTGTTTATTTAATATCATATATAATATCTAGGATTTTCCTAGTGTGTGTATTATACCTATCAAAACAACTATTGTCAACCATTAAAAACTTATAAATAAGAGTATGCCGATTAACACAACAAATATTACAACACAATTAGAAGACCAAGAACTAACTACTAATTTAAATTATTTACAACCTACGGGTTTTAAATTATTAATTGATAGAGTAAAGTATCCTAACTTAGAATACTTTTGTCAGTCTGTAGACCATCCGAGTGTCAGTGTAAATGAAGTACCTTTACCAGTGAGAAGAATAACTTCTGTACCTTTGCCTGGCGACAAGATTACACATAACGAAATAGGATTTAATATTATTCTGGATGAAGAAATGACTGGGTATAATGAAATGTACAACTGGTTGCAAAGATTAGTCAACGAAGCACAAGTATCTCCGATACAAAGGGATGTTAAGTTTCCAACTTATGCAGATATTACACTTATGATTTTATCAAGTCATAACAATGCAACACAAAAAATTAAATATAATGATTGTTTACCAACTAGTTTAGGTGGTATACAGTTTACCACAACAACTGGTAATGTGACCTATCTTACTTTTACTGCAAGTTTTAGGTTTTCTACTTTTGAAATAATTAAACAAACATGAAAATAATAAAAACAACAACTCCACTAGATACTGTAGAGTACGATGATGACTATCCACAAAATTTAGAACCTACAGATATTGTAGAAATATTTGAAACTCCTTTAACTGGTTCTTACAACTGGGACTACACTGTCCAAGATAATCGTATAAAAAAATTATATGAGTTAGGAAAACAACTAAACTGGAATGCAGAAGTTGATGTAGATTGGACTCCAGAAATGATTGAAATGCCTAAAGATGTATTTGAGTTTGAAGATAGTCAGTGGTCTAAACATCCTGAATATAAAAAATGGGATAAGATGACAAGAGAAGAATTTTTTAAAGATTTGAACAGTTGGTCAGTTAGTCAGTTTTTACACGGAGAACAAGGTGCATTATTAGTTGCAAGTCAATTAGCATCATGCGCCCCTACCTTCAATGCAAAACTATATGCAGCTTCTCAAACCTTTGATGAAGCAAGACATGTTGAAGCATTCAATAAATATATACAAACTCGTTTAAGAAAAAGTTGGCCTGTGGGTCGTGCATTAAAAGGTTTATTAGATAAAATACTTACTGACCCTAGATGGGATTTAAAATTTATTGGTATGCAAGTAGTCATCGAAGGTTTAGCATTAGCGGCCTTTCAAGCGGCGAAAGAAGGTACTAGTGACCCTGTCTATAAACAAATGCTTGAATATATTATAAGAGACGAAGCGAGACACGTGACTTTTGGTATAAACTATCTTACAGATTTTGTTACGACACTTTCAAAAGAAGAACAAATGGATAGAGCAAAGTTTGCCTTAGAAGCATGTACTGTCAGTAGAAACAGATTAAAAGCATATGAAGTGTGGAATAAATATAGTCTAAATATAGAAGAGACAGAACAGTATCAAAAAGAACATATATTTCAAACACAATTTCAAGATACATTGTTTAGTAGAATAATGCCTAATCTTAAAAAGATAGGATTATTACAAGAAGAATTAATACCTGAATATGATAAATTAGGTGTAATGGGTTATGTAAATGGTGATAATGATTTTGAAACAAGTTGGGAAGAACTTAGTAAACCGTTAAAGGAGGCAGTATGACAAGTGAAATAATTGATGTATTAATTAAACAATGTGAAGCAGGAATAGAAAGACACAAAATGAATGTTCGTGTCTTAACAGAAAAAAATGTAGGTCTTGCAGAACATGGTGACTTGATAATTACAATAGAAGGTGAATTAGACAAGGTTGCAAACTACGAAGATAGACTACAAGTACTAAAAAAATACTTTACATAATCTGCCTGATACTGTATAATAGGCAGTTTATAGGAAATATATTATGGTAAATTTAGAATCAATACTTGCTGAGTGGAAAGAAGATTCACAAATATCAAAGAATCAACTAGACGAAGTATCTAGAATCACACCAGCATTACACTCAAAGTATCTAGAGTATCTTTCACTTACTAAACTTAGGTTAAAACGAGCAGAGTTTGACCAGAAAAATCTATTAAAAGAGAAGTGGTTATATTACGAAGGTAAGATGCCACAAGAAGATATAGAGAAACGAGGTTGGAAAGCAGACCCATATGATGGACTTGTTATCACAACAAAAGGTCAAAAAGAAAATTGGTATGATACTGATAAAGAAATTCAAGATTCAGAATTAAAGTTGCAGTATCTACAGACAACTATTGAAACGTTGACTGAAATAGTTAACAATCTTACATGGCGACATCAAACGATATCGAACATGATTAAGTGGAGACAATTCGAAACTGGAATATAATGCGACCTGCAAATACTATAGAGATTGGTCTCAAAGACCATTCGATGATGTTGATAGATGCCGAAGGGCATCAACTCAAAGAACTATCTGAATACTTTTCATTCTTTGTCCCTGGGCATAGATATATGCCAGCATTTAAACGTAAAGTCTGGGATGGTAAAATAAGATTATTTAATCAAATGACACGTGAATTAAATGTCGGTCTATATCCACATATAAAGAAGTTTGCTCTTGATAGAATGTACCCAATTCAACTTGTCGACAATGATGAATATGGACATCCCGAACTAAAAAATAAAATTCAACACAAATCCCTTGTCAAATATCTTGACAGTCTAGATGCGCCATTTGAAATACGAGATTATCAGTACGATGCAATCTCACATGGTATTGAAAACAAAAGATGTTTATTGTTGTCACCGACTGGTAGTGGTAAATCATTTATCATTTATAATTTATTACGTTGGTATTATGATAATCACGATAAAAAGATGTTAGTTATTGTTCCGACAACAAGTTTAGTAGAACAATTATATAAAGATTTTTATGAATATGGGTTTGATGTTGACAATGAAGTGCATCGTATTTATTCTGGTAAAGACAAAGTGACTGATAAACGTATTATTATATCTACGTGGCAATCTATCTATCGACTTAAGTTTGATTGGTTCGAACAGTTTGGTGCAGTCTTTGGTGATGAAGTTCATTTATTTAAAGCAAAGTCTTTGACTGGTGTAATGAACAAATGCAAGAATGCAGAATATCGTTTTGGTACCACAGGTACATTAGATGGAACAGAAACAAATAAACTAGTACTTGAAGGTTTATTTGGTATGACACACAAAGTTATTGCAACACGTGACTTACAAGTTCGTGGTACTCTTGCTGGTTTAGATATTAATGTTCTATTGTTAAGATATCATAATGATGTATGCCATATGATGAAAGGTAAGACATATGCAGAAGAAGTAGATTATATTGTACGCCACGAAAAACGAAATAACTTTATTAAGAATATGACACTAGATTTAAAAGGCAATACTTTAGTTTTATTTCAGTTTGTTGAAAAGCATGGTAAAGAACTTTTTGAGATAATAAAAAAAGATGCAGACAAAGACCGAAAAGTTTTTTATGTATCTGGTGAAGTAGATGCAAAAGACCGAGAACAAATAAGAGGTATAGTTGAAACACAAAAGAATGCGATTATTGTTGCATCGTTAGGTACATTTAGTACAGGTATTAATATAAAGAATCTCCACAACATTGTCTTTGCATCGCCTAGCAAAAGTCAAATAAAAGTATTACAATCGATTGGTCGTGGTTTGCGACAATCTGACGATGGCAGTAATACAACTTTATATGATATAGCAGATGATATGCATGTGAAGTCACATAAAAACTTTACATTGAGACATAGTGGTGAAAGAATAAAGATATATGCGAAAGAACAATTTCCATATAAAATTATTCCTATCAATTTAAAAGGTGATAAATAGTATTATGGAAGTAAAACATTTTAAGTTAGACACAGGAGAAGAACTCTTGTGCGAAGTGGTAGAGTGGTACGATGAAGAAGGTTTTGAAGACGAAATAATAATTCGTAAAGCGGCCAAATTAGTTTACACTAAGACAACGACTGGCATACCTTTTATTCATTACGCCCATGGATGGTGTATCAAGAAAACATTTCAGATGTTATGACATTAGATAGAAATCATATTGTTGGTATGGCGACACCTCCAGATTATTTAATCGTACAATGGGAAGATGCTATTCTAGATATGCAAGAACTACATAATCAAAGAAAGAAAGATTCTTTTGAAAGAATAAAACAATTTTATGATAAAGCGAAAACGAAACCTATATCAGAAGTGATTGATGATTTATTAGATACTATGCAAGAAACAAAAAATAAAATTACTTATGAAGACAATGTAGTTGAATTATTTCCTAAGAAAGAAGAAGATGATACGATTCATTGATATTCAGCGCCCCGGCGAACTTTAAAGATTATACCACATAGAACAGGAAATGTCAACCATTAACTTAAAGATTGACTAAATATGTAATGTAGAGTATAATACACAACAATTAAATATGGATATATTATGGCAGAGAAAAAAATAAAACCACAAGAAAAACCACATTACGTAAACAACAAAGAGTTTTCGTTAGCAGTAGTAGACTATTGTGAATCAGCAGAAAAGGCAAGAAAACAAAAATCAAAAAATATACCAATCGTACCTGATTACATTGCAGAATGTTTTTTAAAGATTGCAGAAGGATTATCACACAAATCAAATTTTATAAGATATACTTATCGGGAAGAAATGGTGATGGACGCCGTAGAGAATTGTTTGAAAGCAATTAAAAACTATGATATAAAAACTGCAACAAGAACTGGTACACCAAATGCATTTGCATACTTTACTCAGATATCTTGGTATGCATTTCTACGTAGAATTGAAAAAGAAAAGAAACAACAAGACATTAAATTAAAATATATCGCTAACATTGGTATAGACGAATTAGTTGATAATCAAGATGGCGACACGCCTAACGATGAAGCAATGGCATTCGTAGATAATCTACGTTCAAGAATTGATGGTGTTCGAGCAAACGATTTATATTGGAAAGATATTGTTACAGAAGAGAAAAAGAAAACAAGAAAGAGACGTGCAGTAAACGTTGATTCAGATTTAAAAGATTTCTTGGAGTAGGTATACAGAACCCCCGGATAAGTCTCTAGTCTATAGTATATATACGAACTAAGTTTTTCAGAACTGAACTGAGACGCCACACCCACATGACGATACTTCTTTAGGGTTTATTATTTTAAAATACTCATTAATACCATCAATAACCCAGTCTAAAGTAGAACCTTCTAGATATGGTAATGATACTGCATCTACTACTATATTAAACTTTCCGTAATCTAAAACAGTATCGCTTTCAGTAATGGAGTCAACATACTCAATATAATACTCAAAACCAGCACACCCACCACCAGTGACCCCAAGACGAATACCACTTCGATTGCCTGTCTCTGTTCTCTCAATCGCCTTAGATATCGCTCCATCTGTTAACTCAATAACCATAACCGTTCGGGTCTTCCCAACTTTCTTGTTGATTGTGTTTTCTATGTTTAGATTTTTCTTCCCAATCTTCAACTGCTTTTTTAATACCTTCTTCTGCAAGTACTGAGCAATGTAATTTAATAGGTGGTAATTCTAATGCATCTGCAATTTCTTTATCTTTTATTTGTTTTGCCTCTTCAATAGTTTTACCTTTGAGCATTTCAACAAACATTGTTGATGATGCTATTGCACTACCACACCCATATGTTTTAAACTTAACATCTTCGATTACATCTGTTTCTGGATTAAGTTTGATATCTAGTTTCATTACATCACCACATGCTGGTGCGCCTACTAATCCTGTTGCAACATTAGGGTCATTTGGGTCAAATCTACCCACCGCATGTTTTTCTGGATTTTTTAATACAGATTCAAATCTGTCTACTACTTTACTACTATATGCCATACTACTATTTATAAGAATCGTGTAGTTGATTGTATAGTAGTTCAATGTCTCGGGGACTGCCCGATTTCTTACACTCTATTTTTTATCTAGGTGGTTTCGGCCTTCCACCATAACAAGTATCGTTTTACTGCAAATCCCAACCCAACTACGTAAGAATTTCATTGCAATCATTGTTCGATGTTTACTCTAGTCTCACTACTATATGCCACGTCTTAATTGACTTTAACAACTAGAACATCTTTTCTGAGTCTCACAACAACCAACCAACTACGACTCTTCTCTACTTGTGATTTCTGGCGGTCTCTAGGGGAATCGAACCCCTACTTCGTCTTAGACAGAGACAAGTTCTACCATTAAACTAAGAGACCAATGTTATTTATAAAAAAAACCCCGGTCAAGGGAAAGTTGCGAACTTTCAAGGTCTACCTCACCGGGGGTGAACGTCTATCGACTTTTGAC